CTCACGCGGCATCCGGGCCGAACAGCCCTCTGGACCCCACCCGGACACGTCATGGCGCCGCGTAACGGCCTGAACGCGGCCGGAAAGCGCGCCCGGCTGGAGGCGGAGGCCACGTTGCGTGCGATCGGGGAGGATCCGGGGCTGTCGGTCGGCGCGATCGACCGGTACGCGTCGGCGATGGGGCAGTTGGCGGACCTCGAGCGGCTGTGGAAGCAGGCGGGGCGCCCGGCGACCACCGACGGCGGGTCGACTGGGGCGACGACGGTGCCGCATCCGCTGGTGGGGCAGATCAACGCGGCGCGCAAGCAGGCCGCCGAGCTCGGCGACGCGCTCGGCCTGGATCCGCAGGCCCGCCGCAAGCTCAGCCGCCGGGTGACCGGCGGTCAGCCCGGCGCGACGTCGGCGGCGGACCGCTCGGCGCCCTCGCGGCGGAGTCTGAGGGCGGCATGACCGCGACCGCGGCAACCGCGCCGGCGTGGCATGCGTATGCGCAGGCCTCGAGGGTCGATCACTTCGCCTGGTGGTGCGCCGAGCACTGCGTCCAGAGCATCGACCGTTTCGACGGGCAGCCACTGACCATGGAGGATTGGCAGCGGGCGATCATGGGCGAAGCGTTGGCGGAGCTCGCCGAGGACGAGGCGTACTGGCTGACCGTCGGGCTGGTCGTCCCCAAGAAGAACGGCAAGACCACGCTCCTCGGTGCCTACGCGCTGTACCACCTGCTCGAGGACCAGGGGTCCCCCGAGATTCTCTTGGCCGCCGCTTCGGACAAGCAAGCTGGGAGGCTGTTCCGGACCGCCACCGCGTTCGTCAGGTCGGACCCGTGGCTGGCGGCGCAGGTGGTGGTCCGCGAACACGAAGGCGAGATCAGCCGCGCCGACGGGTTCGGTGTGCTGTACCGGGTGTCCGGGGACTCGGGGGCACTGTCGGGTTACAACCCGTCGCTGGTGATCGCCGACGAGCTCGCCGACTGGCGGACCCCTCGCCGCCGTAGGGCGTGGTCGATGCTGGCGACCGGCGGGATGGGCCGCACCCAGGCGCACGTCTTCGCGATCAGCACCGCTGGGGAGCCGCAGGAACGTGTCGAAGGGATCCTCGGCCAGTTGATTGACCGCAACGAGCAGGACGGTGACCTTGAACGGGTGCACCGCGCCCTGACCGTCAGCCGCAACCATGCTGCCAGGACGCTGGTCTACAACTACGACGCCCGCATCGACGATCCGCAGGATCTCGACGCGCTCGAGGCGGCTAACCCGCTCTCGACGATCACGAGGGAACGGCTCGCGCAGCTGGCGGCCAACCCGTCCTTGACTCCCGGCCGGTTCCTCCAACTCCATGGGTGCGTGTGGACCGCGTCCGAGGGCGGCTACATCGACCTTGAGGCGTGGCGGGAACTCGGGCGCGACGACCGGCTGCGCGCCGGCGACGAAATCCTGCTCGGGTTCCGGGGAGGCGACACCTGCGCGCTCATCGCCTCACGGCGCAGCGACGGGATGCTGCACACCCTCGGCGTCTGGGACGACCCGGCAGCCGAAGTGATCGACGACACCCTCGCCTGGACCGCCGACACCTACCGCGTCGGTGCCATGTTCAGTTCGCACACCCCGGAATGGAAGTCGATGGTTGACGCCTGGCGCCAAGACCTCGGCACCAAACGGGTCATCGACGTCGACGTCGCCCGGCCGTCACCGAGGACCACCCAAATCACCGAGCGGTTCAAGGCGGACGTCAACGCCGGCCGGGTCCGTCACGACGGATCACGCAGGCTGGCCGCCCACATGGCGGCCGCGAGGGTCGCCCGCGCCCGCAGCCAGCCGTACCTGGTCTCTGACGCCAGGCACGGCACTCCTGTCGCCGCTGCACAGGCCGCGCTGCTGGCGTGGGAGGCCCGCGCCCTCGGCGTCTGGCACGACACCACCAAAACTCCCGGCCGGGCGGTGTTCACATGACAGACCTCCCGAATCTGCCTGACGGTCTCGACAGCCTGTGGTCCGCGCCGGAACGCCCACCCTACGACCCGCAGGACCCGGCCTGGTGGCTCGCCGTCCTCTCCGAGAGGCTGGCTGTTCGCGCCCCCCGCTACCGCAAGCGGATCGACTACTACCGTGGCCGCCACGAACTGCGGTTCCTCACCGACAAGTACCGCGAGGCGTTCGGGCACTGGCTGCGCCACGTCTCGGACAACTGGTGCAGCGTGGTCATCGACGCCGTCGTCGAACGAATGGCCGTGGAAGGGTTCCGGTTCGGCAGCGACGCCGACGCCGACCGCCAGGCATGGGACATCTGGCAGGCCAACGCGCTGGATGTCTACAGCGACGATCTGCACACTCTGATGCTGTGCTGCGGGGAGGCGGCCACCATCGTCGAGGCGCCGGAGGCCGACGGCGGGCTGCCGGTCGTCACCGTCGAGAACCCGCTCGAGGTGACGGTGTATGGCACGCCGCGCAACCGGGTCGCCGCACTGAAACGGTCCCGCGGGTTCGACGGGCACATCTACGCCACCGTCTACCTGCCCGACGCCAAGTTCTTCTACGTCTCCGAGAAGCCGATCGACCCCGGGCAGGCCGCCTACGCCCGCTTCGAGGAGGACGGCTCGGAATCCAACCCCCTGGGTGTGGTCAACGTGGTCCCGTTCCGCAACGTCGGGGCCGCCGTCGCCGACACCACCCTCGAACCCGCGCCCAGTGACCTGGATCCGGTCATGCCGATGCAGGACACCATCAACAAACTGGTGGCTGACCTGATGATCGACGCGGAGTTTGCGGCGTTCAAGCAGAAGGTCTTCATCGGCGTCAACGCTGCCACCGACGCCGAGGGCCGGCCGCTCACATCGGTGGAGTCGGCCGCGAACCGGATCATCACGCTGACCAATGAGGACGCCAAGGTCGCCGAGTTCTCCGCTGCCGACCCGACCGGGCTGATCAAGGCGATCGAGATGCGTAACCAGCAGGTGTGCGCGATCGCCCGCATCCCGCCGTACTACCTGCTCGGCCAGTCCGGCACCTTCCCGTCCGGGGAGTCACTGAAGGCCGCCGAGACCGGAGTGGTGCGCAAGACCACGCGGCGCTGCCGGGTCGCCTCGGAGTCCTGGGAGATCACGCAGCGTCTCGCGTTCGGGTGGCTCGGTGACCGCGCCCGCGCCGGCGCCTACAACGCCGAGACGATCTGGGCCAACCCCGAAACCCGGTCCGACGCCGTTGTCGCGGACGCCATGACCAAGAAACGCGACGTCGGGATCCCGTTGCAGCAGCTCGAGGAGGACGCCGGGTACACGCCGACGCAGATCGAGCGGATGGATCGCATGCGCGAGGAGGAGAGCAGTGCCGGAACCCAGCCAACAGCAGCCACCGAGCCAACAGCCGCCGGCTGACCCACCTGCGCAGCCGCCGTCCGCCGCGGATGGCGACCGCGAGATGGTGCCCAAGACCCAGGTCGACGACGCGCGCCGTGAGGCCATGCAGGCCCGCAACCAGCTACGCGAACTGCAGGCCGAACACTCGGCGATGGCCAAACGCCTGGAGACCGCGGACGAGCGCGACAAGAGCGACACCGAGAAACTCCAGGCGCGCAACGCCCGACTGGAAAAGCAGATCGCCGAGATGACCTTGACCCAGACCAGGCATGAGGTCGCCGCGGACCGCAGCATCCCCGTCGAGGCGCTCGAGCACGTCAACGGCGACCGTGCCCTCCTCGAAGCCACCGCGGACCGGGTCATCGACTACGCCAAGACGGTCGCCGCGCAAGCGGTCGAGCAGGCCCGCAAGGAATGGGAGACCGCCAACGGGACACGCCGACGGTCCAGCGATCCGATCGTCCGCGGCGCCCCTGTCACCGAACCGTTGGACATGAACGAATTCATTCGCTCCGGCTTCCGCCGGTAGCACCAAGCGCAGGACGGCGTCGACAGCGGCGGGACCGCGGACGCTAGGGCCGTAGCACCGGCAGGACCGGGACGGCGAACACCAATTCGCAATTCGATCCCGGGAGGGCAGCAGCCATTCCGTACAACAACATCGTCGGACGGGTCGACGTCGCCGGCGTCATCCCCGAAGAGGCCTCGATGGAAATCATCGCCGAGGCCCCCAAATCATCGATCACCCTCACCTACGGCCGCCGGGTCCCCATGGGCACCAAGGTCTCGAGCGTCCCGGTGCTCTCCGCGTTCCCCGTCGCGTATTGGGTGAACCCGGCGGATACCGGGCTGAAGCAGACGAGCGAGTTCGCGCTGCTGCCCAAGCAGCTGACCGCCGAGGAGCTCGCGGTCATCGTCGTCATCCCCATCGCGGTGGAGGAGGACGCCGACGTCGACCTGTGGGGCGTCGCCCGCCCGCTGCTCGCCGAAGCCCTGGGCAACACGCTCGACCAGACCGTCCTCAACGGCGTCAACGCCCCGGCCACGTTCACCGACGCCAACATCATCCAGAAGGCGATCGACGCCGGCAACGTCGCCACCTACGACCCGGCCAACCCGGCCGCGTCGGCGTCCGCGCTGCTCGGCGAGCTCGAGGAGGACGAGTTCTTCGCCAACGCGATCGTGGCCAAGAGCCTGCTCGCCGGTGCCGCCCGCGTCTCACTGATGACCGACATCAGCGAGGGCATGAGCCAGAACAACTGGTGGGGCGTCCCGGTCGAGTACCGCAACTGGGGGCCGCCGCCCGACACCCTCGCGATCGCCGGTGACTGGACCAAGGCGGTCGTCGGCGTCCGGCAGGACATCCGGTTTGAAATGTTCTCGGAGGGCGTCATCCAGGACCAGGCCGGGGTCATCCAGTTCAACCTGCTCCAGCAGGACCTGCGCGCGATCCGCGCCACCTTCCGCGTCGCGTTCGGGGTCGCGATCCCGCAAGGCGCGACCACCCCGCCGGACCGCTACCCCTTCGCGGTCCTCAACCAGACCACACCGTAAGGGGGCGTTTCGACATGAGTGAGCAGGAGAGCAAGCCGACGCGCCGCAAGGCCGCCGACGCCAAGCCCGCCGACGAGCCCGACACCATCGCCGCCCACTTCGGCGACGAAGGCGAGGACCCCAACGAGGTTGGGTTCGTCGGTGTCAAGCCCGCCGACGAGCCCGATACGCTGGAGAACGTTGCCAAGCGGGCGGGGCAGTGAGCACACCGCAGCCAACGGTTCGGGGGGCGGTCCCGCCCCCCGAGGCGTGGCCCACCGTCGACGAGGTCGCCGCGCTGTTGCGCGCCCGCACCAAGGACAACAACGGCGTCGAGGTTGGCACCTTCAACCCGGACACCCGCCCCACCGACCAAGGGGCCGGCGAGCTGATCGCCAACGCCGCGCAGGCCGTCGCCGGCGAACTGGCCGCCGACGTCCCCATCGAGCTGTACGGATCCTTCTCGTTCTGCACTAAGCTGTACGCCGCCTGCTTGGTGGAGAAGGCGTACTTCCCCGAACAGGTCCAAAGTTCGCGCAGCGCCTACGACCAGTATTGGGCCGAATACCTGCGGGCCATCGAGGCGCTCAAGGACCGGCTGCCCACCGGCGGCGACGGATCGCTCGAGGCGTCCGGGATCGGCGTCTTGGGACTCAGACGCCCCTACGGCGGACGCTGCTGCCAATCCGGGCTCGGCTCACCCCCGGGCTACCCGGAACTGGTGTGCGCGGTGGTCAACTACGACGACCCCTGGTGCTAACCCCGTGGGACTGACCGTCACTGGCACCGACCGCACCGCTGCGCGCCTGCAGGCGATCGGCCGCCGCGCCGAACACCAACAGCCCGTCATGCGTCAGCAAGCGCAGGACGCCGCCCGGCGGGTCAGCGGAGTGCCGGTCGACACCGGCCGGCTCGCCCGGTCCATCGAAGTGCTCGAAGCCACCGACCAGGGATTCAAGATCGGCACCCGCGTCGAATACGCCCGCTTCGTCTTCGAGGGTACCCAGTTCGTGGACGCCCGGCCCCCGAACGTCCCCCGCGACATCGGGCCGCGCACCGCCCGGGCGATGGCCGACGACATCATCCGATGACCGTCACCGTCCAGCCCAACTCGGTGTACGGGCCGATCGTCGCCGCCACCGACGTCGAGGACGCCGTCCGCGACATTCTCCAAAAGTGGATTGCCGGTTACCTGTTCGAGACGGAACGCCAGCACGGCATGCCCGTCGGCGAGCTCCCCGTCCCCAGGTCGTGGATCACCTCCGCCGCCATCGAAAAGTTCCCGGAGGACCAGGTGCCGTGCGTGGTCATCACCTCACCGAGCACCCTCGACCAGCCCGCCGCCGACGGCAACGGCCTCTATCGGGCACGCTGGCGGATCGACGTCGCCACCCAGGCGGTCGCCGGCGGCAACCGCATCGCCCCCCGCCTCGCACGCCTGTACACCGCGGCGATGGGCCTCTGCGCCGTCCAGCACCAGAACAGCGGGCTGGCCAGGCGCGTCGACTGGCTCGGCGAACGCTATGACGTCCTCGGCTCCGAGGACGACCGCACCGTTTGCATCGGCGTCGCGCTGCTGCGCGTCGAGGCCTACGACGTGCGCAACCGCAACACCGCCCCGCAGGAGCCCGAGATCGAACCCGACCCCGACTCACCCACCCACCCGATCGCCCAGACCCACGACGAACTGATCGTCAAATGGCCGCTACCGGACCCGTTCCCGCCCGGCGACCAATACCAGGACAACTGAGGAGGAGAACATGCCGAGACCAGGCGTTGACATCGTCATCGTCGACGGCGCACCGGCTGGCGGGCTGCCGCTCGACACCGGGCAGGCATTCATTGTCGGTGCCACCAGCAAGAGCACGACCGACGTGGCGATGGTCCGGTCGCTGCGCGAGTACGAAAACGTGTTCGGCGCGCGCAGCGGCGCCGCGCTCATGTACGACAGCGTCGCCGCGTTCTTCTCCGAACGCGGGTCCGTCGCCTACATCTCGCGCCTGGACTCAACCACCCCCGACGTGGCCGCATCCCTGGATCGCTTCGAGTACGGCTTCGGACCCGGCCAGGTGCTCGTGCCCGGCGACACAGCTCCAGCCACCCACGAGGCGGTGTTGGAACACTGCGACAAGACGCGGCGCGTCGCGCTGCTGGACGCAGAGGACACCGACGACCCGGCCGCGCTCACCACCGCGGTCACGGGCCTATACGGCAAGACCGGCTGCCGCTTCGGCTCGTTGTGGGCACCGTGGGTCACCTACCCCGGCCCCTCCAACACCCAGGTCACCATCCCCTGGTCACCGGTGCAGGCCGCGCTGATCGCCCGCTCGGACGCCGTCACCCAAAACCCCAACATCGCGGCCGCTGGCACCAACGGCCTCGCCCGCCAGGCACTCGCCTTGACTCAGCAGTTCACCGACAACGACCGCGAAACCCTCAACGAGGCCGGCCTGTCCTTGGCCAAACCCCTGTACGGCGACATCCGCGCCTACGGTGCCCGCACCGTCGCCGGGCCCGACGAAACCAACTGGCTGTGGTTCCCCAACAGCAGGGTGATCATGGCCATCGCGTTCGAATCCGACGCCGCCGCCGAGAACTACGTGTTCAAGCAGATCGACGGCAAGGGCCACCTGTTCGCCGCCCTTGAGGCCGACCTCGCCGGCATCTGCCTCAGGTACTACAACCTCGGTGCCCTGTACGGGGCGACCGCCGAGGACGCCTACCAGGTCGACACCGGGTCGGCCGTCAACACCATCGACACGATCCGCAACGGCGAGATTCATGCCGTCGTCCGGGTCAAGACGTCACCGACCGCCGAATGGGTGCAGATCGAGATCGTCAAGGTCCCGGTCGAAGTCGCCCTGGCGGCATGACAGGAGGAGGTGAACCATGGCAACCAGAACCCGCGAGGACACCTGGCTGGCGACCGTCACACTCGAGGGCGTCGACCTCGGCGTCTGGGACGGCATGACCGGCGGCGAAGGCGACAGCGAAGAGCAGCTCTTTCACCCCGGGGGCCTCGCAGGCGTCGTGTCACTCGGCGGCCACCAAACCTTCGGGAACCTGACGCTGTCCCGCAACCTGGATGCGCTCGTCGACTGGCCCCGCGTCAAGTGGTACTTCGCGACCCGCGGGTGGGGCAGGATCACCGCCGGCCGCACCCCACTATCCACCGACGGCGTGCGGTCCGGTGACCCGCTCACCTACCTGGCCACACTCAAAACGGTCACCCTGCCCGACCACGACAGCGACGGCACCGACGTCGCGATGATCGAGTTTGAGTGCACCGTGTACGGGGTCGGGTGATGCCGTCCCCCGTTCTGGTCACCGCCGGCAACCAGCCCCCGGAGCCCGAACCCCGCCGGCCGGTGGATGACGCGCCACCCGGGTCGATGCTCGCGTCGCTGCGGGCGCACGCCGCCGCGCAACGCCGGCAACGCACCCTCGACGTCCCCGTCGGCGGCGACCTGGGCAACCTGATCGTCCGCTACGGCTACCTCGGCGTCGACGCGATGGACCGGTACGGCGAGCTCGTGCCCGGCCAGATCAAACAGACCAGCCTCACCATCGACATGCTCGTCAGTGCGTGCCGCACTGTCCTGTACCGTCACTACGACCAGCTGCAAGACCTCGATGTCGGGCTCGGCGGCAAGCTGTCGGGGCTGCTCGGATGGGAC